GGTGTCGTTGTCTCCAGGGCCAGGCGTTGGCGCCTTCGGGTCGCCCGTGAAGACGGGAGACGCCAGCGGCGCCAGCAGCGCATCGGCTGCCGCGCGTGCCGCCGCCTCGTTGTTGATGTTGGTCTGCAGCGTGGTGTCGGCTGCAGCCCGCACCGACGCCTCTGCTGCAACTGCCGTGGCTATGAGGTCGGGAATGCCGAGCAGGTTGACCGCGTCATCGATCGTCGGCGCCTCCACCACTCCTTCCATCGCAGCCGACACGATGGTCGTGGCGCCGATGTCGGCGACCAGGTTGCCCGCAGCGTCGCGGATGACGAGCCGGTACTCGCCGCTGCCGTACATCAGGGTGCGACCAGCAGCGTCCATCACCACGGGGTTGGTGGCGAATGCCGTGCCGTCCGGATCGACCCAGACGGCTTTCGGTGTGCTGGTGCCGGGGACGTAGGTTTCGATGGTGCCGCCGGAATAGGGGTGCCCGTCAGCGTCGCTCCACTGCAACAGGGGCGTGATTACAGGTGCGGCCATGCCGAGGCTCCTATGTCGTGCCGCTCGCGATCCAATTGTAGCCGAGCGGAGCGGGATGCACGGCCCAGTCCGCCAGCGGGATCGACGCCCAGATGGTGAAGCCGGTCGCCGTCGCATCGACCGCCAGGAAGAACGCCGGCAGCGCTGTGCCGCGCACCGTCGCCACGACGATCGGCGGCGCACCGAACGGCGTATCGAACGTTACGACCTGTGTCCCGGTGGCGTCCGTAGCGCCGCTGCCGGCCTGCACCAGCGGCACGCCGCCGGCGCCCTCTATCATCGCCTCTAGCTCGTCCTCGCGCGCGATGGCGCGGGCGATCTCGGCGTCGAGGTCGGTTCGCAGGCCCTCCGTGGTGGCTGTCAGAGCGGCGTCTGCGGCGATACGGGCCGTCTGCTCGGCGCTGTCAGCCGCCGCCCTGGCAGCCGCCTCAGCGGCGATCAGGTCGTCGATGCCGAGCATGTTCACCGCGTCGGCGATGGTAGGCGCCGCCACCACAGGAGCCATGGCCGCAGATACGATCGTCGTAGCCTCGATGTCGGCGACCAGATTGCCGGCGGCGTCACGGATCACCAGCCGATACTCGCCATCGCCATACATCAGCGTCCGGCCGGCAGCATCCATCACCACCGGGTTCGTCGCGTTCGCTAGCTGGTCCGCATCAACCCAAACGGCCTTGGGTGTAGACGTTCCCGGCACGTATGTCTCGATGGTCCCGCCGGCATACGGATTGCCGTCGGCGTCGGACCACTGCAGCAGCGGTGTAACTACAGGCACAGCCATGCGGTTCTCTGTTTCATCTGGTCATCGGTCCATGCTAGAACTAGACCGGTGAGAGGTGGGATGGGCAAGGCACACATTCAGGTTCCCAGGGGAACAAAGATCGGCGGATGGACGGTTGTCCGCAAAGCACCGTCGACGTTTGAAAAGCGAGGGTTTGAACAGCACCGATACATCGTCAGGTGTCAGTGTGGAAAAGAGGTCAACCACATATTAGCGAACGCCAGACACTCGCAATCATGCGGCTGCAAACAGATCGAACTCATGCTGGCCACGAGCCGTCAGCGCGGAACAACGACAAAGACGCATGGGCTATCTAAGAACACGATGTATTACCGTTATAACGCAATGAAAGAACGCTGCTATCGCCCTTCCCATCGTGACTTTCCCGACTATGGCGGGCGCGGCATTGTTATATGTGATCGGTGGCTTCAGAGTTTCCAGGCATTCGTTGACGACATGGGCGAGCCTGGGCGGGGCATGTCGCTCGATAGGATCGATGTGAACGGCAATTACGCACCTGACAATTGCCGGTGGGTTGATGCGAAGACACAGGCCACAAACAAACGGACCACCATCATGGTCACTCTCGACGGCGAGGTCATGAGCGTAGCGGAGGCATGTAGGCGGTTGAACCGAGACGGCACGGTCCCGAACTCCTTACGCAAGGCTCGTGGCTTCACGCATCAGCAGGCCATCGACTTTCTTGCGACACCATGGGCCAAGACCCGCTGGGGACGCGCCTGCTTTGGTCGGCGCGACGGGAAACAGCTTCCTTAGCTACTGCCCGGCGTGACCTCCAACCATGCCCCGAGTAGCGCGGTCGGCATAGGTACTGACCAGGAAATCTCGAAATTTCTATCTCTACACATGCCCAATCTGGTCCACAGCAGGCTCCGGCGATATTCCCCGATCTCGCCGATACCCTGCGACACCGGGCTGCCCCATGCATGGCCACGGTCGTCCGACCAGCGCAGCGAGATCAGCCGGTCGTGAAACTCGGTGGTGGTGACGATGGTGCGGATGGTCTGCCCGCCCATCCAGCCCCAGCCGCTGGCGAACGTGCCGGTGCCATCCACAGGAATAGGCGCGCTCGATCCAGCGTTGAACGTGCCGCCGTAGAACATCATCGTCGTCTCGCTGTCGAACTGCGGGCTGCTGGTATTGGCCTGGGCGAACACGCCGGCGATTGGCTGCGTCTCCATCGTGCCGGTCAGTGTGTTGATGCGGTAGCTATCGGTCGGCCCGGCACCAGCGCCGGGGTTGCGAAACATCCACAGCGAGCCGTCGATCCGCGATGTGCGCAAGTCCGCAGTCGTGGTGCCGATGGCGATGTTCCACATGACAGCTGCCGTCAGAGCGTTCAGCTTGAGCACACGGTAACCGTCCGCCGTGTTCGTCGTGCCCGCCAGCATCAACACGTTGCCATCAGCCTGGTCGTAGCCGAGCGAGAAGACGGTAAACCCGGTCCAGGTCGGATCGACAGCAGAGACGGAAACCGTGCCGACCGTGGTCCAGGTGATGCCGGGGTTCGTCGCCGGCCACGTTGCCGGATCGTAGGCCGCGGCGCTGCCGGCGATGTCGATCCGGTAGAGCGGCGCACTGGGCGCGGGAGACGTGGTGGCGTCCCACGACAGGAACACCGAAGCCGCGGTGCCGCCCGACTTGCCGGCGATGATGCAGCCGCGGTTGTTGGTGCTGCCCGAGACTATGGCAGCGATGAAGCCGCTGTGCTCCATCGTATCGACGCGGAACCCAGCAACGGTCCCCGAGAACGCGCTATATTTGATGAACCCGAAGCTGACGCCGCTGGCAACCACGCAGACCAGGTCTTGCCCCACAAACACATGCGTCGGGTAGCTTCCGGAGCTGCCCGCTATGCCAAACGTGTCGAGCACCTCGAACGTACTGGGATCGACCTTAGAAATCGGGATATTGTTCGGCAGGCCCGTGTTGGTCTGCAGGATCAGGCAGCCACTCAACGGGTCTATGGCGCCCGCCGGGACGAAGCGGGTCGGCACCGCGACCGTGACCAGCGGTGACTGCGTTTCGAGCGTCGTGGTGTATTTCTGGTAGCCAGTCTGGCCGACCATGTAGAGCAGCTCGCGCTCCCAGTCGATGAACACACCGCCGAACGTGGTGCTGATTGCCCCGACCGAAACGCCGTTCAACTGCGCGATGTTGGGCAGCCAGGTGATGATCTTCTCTTCGGTTGTGGTGACCGCTCCCTGCGGTGCCCAGCCGGTTTCCATATCGGCGATAAACTGGCGATAGAACAGCCGCTTGCCCTCGGCGACGATGTGCGGGAACGAGCGTAGCCGCTTAATCGGCTGGCCGTTGTCGGTATATACGTCGCGCCGCAGCTCGTAGAGGTTGCCATTCTGCCAGTCGCCAATGACCAGCGTGCTGTTGACCGGCCAGAAGGCGTTCGCCCGGTGGCGATGCTCGTTGCCGTTGGAGTCGATCCAGAGCCACTCGTGCCAGAGGCCGGTGGTGATATCGAACGACCACGTCTTGTCCGCGTGCGGGAATGTGAGCACGTAGAACGTGTGGCCGCCGAGCTGATAGCAGAACCCGATCGCATCATCGATGCGCGCATAGCCGGCGATCTCCGCCTCGATCGCATAGGTGCTGACGCGCTTGGTCTGGTAGCCGGCGCCATGAATGATGAAGCCCTGACCCTGGCGGTCGCGCGTCAGCCAGAAGACGCCATTGTCGTAGTTCGCAACGCTGTATTTCGCGGCGATGCCGTGGTCGATGAAGACGCTCTGCACCTGCGCGAACTGCGAAGACCCGGCGCCGATATCGGTCGGCCCCGCATCATACCAGACTTCGCTTGTCCGTTCCCCGAGCAGCCAAATCTCGCGTTTGGCGACGATCAGCGTCACCAGCAGGTCCGAGTAGCTCTGCTTGTTGGCGAAATCGAGCGGATCGAACGTCACAGCCAGCGGGCCGCTCCAGTGGAATTGCGGCGTCCGGGGCTTGTTCAGCACGAAGAAGGTGTCGAGGTAGTCCACGCGGGTGGCGCCGCTGAACATGCCCCCGGGGTCCACAATGGGCGCGAACGTATTGACCGCCAGGTTGACCACCCAGCCCGATGCCGTGCCGTCCACGATGATCATGTCCAGCCCGTTGTCGGCCATGCTCACGGGCGTGCGCAGCCCCGGCGTGATGCTGCCGAGCAGCGTGCCAGTCCAATTGGCGACGTTGACGGAATACACGCTATCGCCCGATACGACGTAGACGCCGCCGGTCGTGCATTGCCGGATGCCGCGGATGGGGCCGGTGCCGATCGTCGCCAGCAGCCGCGTGCCTGGCGTTGGGTAGTGCGCCGCCGGCATCGGCTCGCCCTGCGCCTCGGGCACGGGTTCGCTAAATAAATTCAGACTCCTTTGCGCTGCCGCGACAACGGAATGTGCTGTGTAGGCGCCGCCTGTGAGGGGTATCTTGGCCATTATGTCACCTAGGCCATTACGATGACGCGGGTGTCGGTGCCCGGTTCTGGCGGCACGACGACCGGACCCGTGGCGACGGTGGCCCATTCCTCGACGAGAAACTGTGTGACCTGCACAACGGGCGTTCCGGTCGCCCATTCCTCGACCGCCTCCTGTGTCAGTCGGACGTCGGTCATGATGTCACCTTCGGCCCGATCTGCACTGAATTGACGGCGCCATTAGTCCACGCCGCGCCGGTGGCCGGGTCCGTGGTATCGGTGCGCCATAGCCAGCCGAACGTGGTCGAGAGCAATGTCGGCGTGCTAGTCACGGTGGTGGCGCCAGACTTCAGTTGTACCGCTGCGCCCTTAACGCCCGCGTCGGACTTCGAGATGAAGCCCCGCGTGGTCACGGCAACCACCGTGGCCGGCGTCGTGGCAGTGGTGCCTATGGTATAAAAATCCGCATCGTTGACGTTGGCGCTGAACACATAGTCCGTCAGGGCATTCTGCTGCGGCTCATCCACGCAACTGGCATTCGTCGCGCCCGCTGTGCGAGTAAACGTCACGCTGGCATCGCTCGCTGGCATCCGTGTATACGCGCGGATGTCTCCGAGCCACGGCACCGCCGCCGCGTCGCTGCGCCAGAGGAGGTCGTCGATCTGCCACGATACAAACGTCGCCTGCTGGCCGACCGTCAGCTTGTTCGCATAGCTATTCGCGCCTGGCCTCGTGTTGATGCCCGTTGTCGAGTGGTCGTCCGTCGAGTTGCCGTTCTTCCTGGCCTTGAATGAGCCGCTGGTATTGTTGATGACGACCTCGAACTCAAACTGGAACCACGTATTCTGTGCCGTCACCGCGCCCGCATACGTTGCCAGCGTCGTCCCGGCTGGGGTGGCTGATGTCAGCAGGATCGTGCCATCGCTGCGGAAAACGATGCAGCATTGGTTGGTGACATTATCGATGAACTGGAAATACAGCCCGAGCGTAGTGCCGCTCAGTGCAAGCGTCTGGCGGTAGGCAACACTGATATGGTGAACGGCATCATTGACCGCGCTGCTTTTGGTCAGAAGCACGAAGGCAGCGCCGCCAAACTGCAGAGCCTGCCCACCAGCGAACCGTCCCGGCTGCAGTGTTAAATTGACGTTAGTCCCTAGCCCGCCATCCCAATAGCCCAACAGCATATCTGCCGTCGCGGCATAGCAATCCAGACCATCACCGAACACATACGTCACCGCTACGTCCTCGCCGCCAGGATGCTGATGCCGCAGTCAGCGAGCGTTGCGTCCTGCACGGCCGGTGCCGTCAGTTGCAACGTGTCGGTCACCGCGAGCGAGCCGCCGGTCCCAGCCAGAGTGGCGCTGGTCGTCGTTGACCCGGTGAGCGCAATCGTGCCGAGCTGCGTCGTCACACCAGCGGCGGTGATCCGGTTCAATGTGAAGGTCGAGCTTGCCGTCGCCTTCGTCGTACTGAACGCCACGGTTCCCGCGAGGCTTGCCGGCACGGTCATAGCCATGGCCACCGGCACATTCACGATGGCACCTGCGCTCGGCTTGCCGCTGAACGGGAAGCTGATCGGCACACTCTGAACCGATGCCGGCAACTGCGCGAATGTGGCCACTCCGGTCACTGAGGTGAACGAGACGGGCGGCGCCGTCAGTGTGGCAATGCCGGCCGTGGTCACCCTGCCCTTGGCATCGACCGCCAGCACCGGGACGTGCGTGGCATCGCCATAGGTGCCCGCCACGACGCCCGTGGTGGCCATAGTGGGGTTGGGGTAGCTGCCGGCGAGGTCGCCGCCTGCGGGGCCTGTAGGCGCCCCACCGCCGCCCCCGCCTGTGGCCACCAGCGTCCCGCCCGCGGCACTCAGCCCGGCGCCGACCGCGCTGACCGCCGGACCATTCCACGCGACCTGTAGCGTGCCAGTCGTGGTGATCGGCCCACCGCTGATGCCTGCGCCGGATGTGGCAATGGACGTGACGCTGCCAGCGCCCGCTGGACCCGGCGGCCCTGCCGCGCCAGTGCCCGCTGGACCGGGTGGGCCGGCTGGGCCGGCTAGGCTGGCCGTTTCGACGTAGACGCCTTCCCGGCGTTCATAGACCTTGCCGGTGACCGTATCGAGATACATGTCGCCGTTGGCACCGACCGCATCGTCAGGCACGCCCGTGCCATTGCGCCACTGGTTGCTACGGCCCTGCGCCAGCGCGGCATTGAGCGCCGCCGCCGACAGCCGGTCGCCCGTCTCGAAAGGGTATGCCTCGTCGGTCATATCAGCACCGAGTCTCCACCCACCGTCCACGCACGATCCAGGCCACGCCCGACGAAAGACGACACGTCACCCGAACCGCCGAAGCTCGGCATCCGCAGCGTCGCAATTTGGGTGTTGGCCATCTGCACGACATTTACCGCCTGGCGCATCGCCGCGACATGATCCGGCCGTGCCGGGAGGCCATATATCATCTGCAGCCGCACGCAGAGCGACCACAGCAGCGCCTCGATGTATTCGTCGGGCAGCGACAACGGGTCGGTAAGCGTGGTGTAGACCGGCAGCGTCGCCTTGACGGTAATGAACAGCTCGTAGTTCGCACCGGCTGGCGCCACCGGGTAGAAATACACACGCCCCTGCGGCCATGACGTATCGAGGAACACGGCGGACGGCAGCGACTGCAAGTCCTTAATCCCGATGGTTGCCCAGTCCTCGCGCGCCTGGATGATGGACAGCGAGATATCCACCGGGTTCTGTCCGCTCTGCGGGTTGATGCGCGCCCACGCCGCGTGGAGTTTATCCGGTAACTGGGTGTCGAAGTCCGCACCCGGTCCAATCGTGTAGAAGTCGGCGCCGGTCGAGACGACCGACAAATCCCGTTCCGACCACACCAACCAACGCTTTTTCTGCCACTGCCCCACCAACATTCTGAGCATGTCGAGGGCGGTATTTGCGTCGTCCGCAAGCGGGGTCTGGCCCACCCCCACAATCCCCGCACTCCGAAGCGCGAAATGGATCAAATCCCCGGTGCTTTCGATCATCGATGGTTCCTAGGGAAAGTGCCGCCGAACTGCCGGGAGAGCGCTCGGCGGCCACACGCTGGTTACACAGGGGAGGAAGCCCCGTCCCGGCAGAAAGCCTATTCGATGTCAGTCCATGTCCGCTGCAACCGAATGCTGGAGATGGTGGAGCGGGCAACGCCGTATTGTTCAGCCACGACAATACCCTTCTCAGCACTGGCGCGGATGGCTCGTATGTCATCCGGCGTCAGTTTCGCATTGTGTTGCCCCGCGCCGTTCCGGCTGGATATTTTCGCGACACGACCCTCGATGTGTGCCCAGACACGTCGATGTCGGATGTTGCTAACGTCCTGCGGCTTGATCCCAAACCTCTGGGCCAGATCAACGCCGCGCTCTGTGCTGGCCAGTATCTCCCGCACCATGTCAGGCGTGATCTTGTCACTGACGCCGCGGCGCGGGCTGACGCGCTTGGCTTTGACGCCCTTCGCTTCACCCAACTGTGGCCATGAGTGTCTGGCCTTGAGGCTGCTGATCGTGGTCCGCGCTACGTTGTATTCGTTCGCAATCTGCGTGTGTGGTCGAGGATCAAGCAGGATGGCTCTCGCCTGTCCTTCCGTCAGTATGGCCCGATAGTGGCCTTCTCCGGTCACCACTCGATGGCGACCCTTAGCCACCTTATCCAGTTGGTTTTCGGAGCTTGTGCCTAGGAACAGATGATCCGGGTTAACGCACGCTCTTACATCGCATGTGTGACAGACTTGCAGCAGCGTTGGTATCTTACCTTTGTGTAAAGCGTAGCTATAGCGGTGTGCCCGCTTATAAGTAGCGCCAGCATGTTCTGCCTTAAATGTCCCGTAGCCATCTGGGTCCAGCCCGGAAATCCAGAGCCAGCATCCGTCCGTCTTGTTGACCGACTTCCAGAACCGCTCTTCAGGCGACAGCCGCAGCCACCGCCAAGTCACCAGCTTTGAAGCTACCGGCGAACCATAAAGCTGATTGCGCCGATGGTGATTGATGCAAAGCCCGTTGGAGATCACGGGCGCATCACAGCCCTTGATACAGCAACTCGTCCAAACGCCATTTTCGTCCTGCATGCCACCGTTCCTCTGTCCTCGGTGACACTGTATTGACATCCCTTCCTGGGTGCAAGGACCGGCGGGCCGTCGTTGACAAACCCGCCGTATCCGTAGATATTGGCGGCTCTAATTGGCTACCAAACGGCACGCAAGCTCAGGTCGTATCGATGCCATTCCGAAAAGCACGTCTATTCGTATCGGAAGCGTATCATCTGCAATCGAGTATTGTCTAACGGCACGCATGCTGATACCGTCTTTCACGATTCGGCTTGCCATATCCACACCGGACGGCATCACCAGGTCGGCAGTCGCGAATGTAAAAGCATCGGGATGGAAGGCTAGACTCAACCCCGTTGCCACGCTGGCCGTGTTGGCGAACGTGATCGGCGCATTGTTGGCAGGCGACGCCGACACGTTCTGCGTCGGCCCAGAGGTGACGATGGCCGGCGCGATGCTCATGTTGCCAGCGCCGCCGGCGTAGTTCGCCGTCAGCACGAACTGCTGCAGCACGCCGGTGTTCACCTTGGTTTCCGGATGCACGCGGTTGACGCCCGTGATGGTGAACACGTCGCCCGCATTTCCGACCCCGGTGCCAGTGATGACGGCAAGCGTGCTGCCGGTCTGCGAAGCCGGCGATACCAGATAGCCGGCCTCGGCGCCGCGCGTCTGGGTCGTCAGGTGGGTGTTCTCGGCCCACTCGAACCCACCGGACATGCCCATCACGCCATCGGTGTATTGTGTGCGGATTTCCGTGGTGCTGTGGAACAGCCCCTTGAGGGCGTCCACCATGTCCACGTTGTCCTGGGTGTTGATCCGCAGCAGCCACTGCTTGGACTGCGGCGTGAGGTTGTCGAGCATCAGCTTGCGGGCCTGCAGCACGGTCTTGAACGGCATGGCGGCGCCGGCCGTGCCGACCTGGTTCCAGACGGCCTTCCACCACACGTCGAGGGCGGTCGCCTCCAGTTTCGCCGCGAGCACGGCCATCGCCGGTTCGATGTAGCGGGCCGAGAAGTCGTCGATGGACAGCGTGAGTTCAGCGGACGAGAACGTGAAATCGACGTGGTATTGGTTGGTGATCGCCAGCGACACCGAGGTTTCAACCACGTTCTGCAGCGACAGCGCCGGGGTGGTGGAGACGGTGAACTGCACCGGCTTGCGGATGCGAAGCGTGCTGCCGATCTTCGCTCCGCTGTTGGCGAAGCTGTCATCGTACTGCCGGTTTACGGCGCCGATGATGTTGCACTTTTGGTGGAGGATCACGAGCGCCTTCGCCGTGATCATATCGATTGTGAGAAGCGTGTTGGGCATGCTAACGGCCCCTCTCTAACAACGGAGGATTGCGGAAGGGCGCTTCCTTTCAGGGCGCCCGGCGATTTCCGTTGTCGCAGTGAGAAAAGCCGCGCAGACACACGGGTCTAAGCACGATGCGCGGTATAACCGATCCGCTACCGGTGCGAGCACGATGCGCGGTGTTGACCTATCCGCTACAGGTGGCTTATGAACACAACATGAAGACTTTTCATGTGTATGCCATCATCAATTCAGTGACCCAGGATGCCTACGTCGGATGCACGTCACACATCACGCACCGGTCGTGGCAGCACATGGATCAACTGAGAAACCGCACACATCCCAGCCCTGCTTTGCAGAAGGCATGGGATGAACACGGGCCGGCATCCTTCCAGTTCACCGTTCTGTTGGTGTTGGAATGCGTCAAACCCAGCAAGGCGCGCCAGGTTGAACTGGTCTGGATCGAGAAATTCGGCACCTACAACGAGGTCGGTGCCAATGGTGGCAAGGCCGTCTGGTCCGATGCCCTGCGTCAGAACATGAGCGAGCACACAAAGCGACGATGGGCTGACCCTGAATTACGCAAACCGCTTCTGAAGGGGTTGGAGCAAGGTAACGGCTTCGTCAAAGGCATGAAGCCAAACCGATCCAGGAAGGGTGACGCCCAACATGCAGCCCACATGCGGGAGGTCTGGGCCGATCCTGAACGACGCATCAAACTAGAAGCCCGACGCGCGGCACGTTGGAATGACCCAGAGGCTCGGGCACGACAGGCCGAGAAGATGCGGGCGTATCACGCCGCAAGACGGGCCGGATTGGACTAATTACCGTCGCCGCTCCAGCGCCTGCTTGGCGTAGAACTCGGCCAAGGCTGGGCCGCTTGCGGTGTATTCGTTGAACGTTGGCGAGGCCCTGCCCGTCACGGGACGGATGGGTGCCGGCGCCCGCGTCAGTGGCTGCGGCTGGGCTGCACGGGCCGGCGCTGCTGCGCCGTTGCTGCTGCCATCGATCGTCGCGGCGTATTTGCCCAGCGCGATGGCACGGCCACGCTCGGTGCCGATGCGACTGATGCGCTCGACAGCCTCTGGATCGTCAGCCAGTGCTGCGGCGACGCGCACGCCCTCGGGCATCTCAACTAGCAACTGCGCGAAATTGGCGTCCGCGCCCAACTCGACCAGGTCTTTGCACTTGGCGGCCCAGTCGCTGAACTGCGCCCCGCCCTCGGCGTGGAACCGCTCGGTCCTGATCTGCGCCTCGACCTCGCCGCGGACCTCCTGGCGGAGCCGCATCTGCGCCTGCTCGGGGGTTTCCTCCGCCGGCTGCTGGCCATGTGCCTGCCGGCGGTAGAACTCCAGCTCTGCCGCCTGCTGCTGCTTCTCGCGCTCTGCGGCGCCCAGGCGGGCGCGTAGCTGGGCAATACGCCGGTCCTCGCGCGCCTTGGCATGCTCCTCGGTTTGCTCTGCCGGCTCGGTGGCCTCGGCAGCAGTATCAGGCGGCGGCGTGGACGCTGGCGCGGGCGTCGGCTGCGGCTCGGGCGCGGGTTCGCCCCCGCCGGGTGCGGGTGTTTCAGTCTCGCTCATGGGTGGCCTATCTGGGTGCGTTCGGTGGAACGTCGTGGGTGATGACGTCCGGCTTGTCCGGTGCCGGCGTTGGTGCCAGGCTGCCGCGTGCGATAGCCGCCCGCGCCTCCAGCTCGGCGATGATGTCGCGCAGCCGCTCGATCTCGGCGAGGGCCACGGTCAGGCGTGCGTCAGTGCTGTCGGTCATCTGACTCGTTGCCTCTTCATGGCTGGTCCGATACGTTGCCGGTGATGATCCAGCGCCTAAGATGCGACCGCGTGGCCTACGTCTATGCGATCACCCACATAGCCTCAGGGATGGCCTACATAGGCAGCACATGGAGCATCCGACTGCGGTGGATCGATCATCGCCGCCGGCTGCGCCAGGGCATCCATCACTGTCGCTATTTACAGCGTGCATGGACCAAGCATGGCCCCGCGGCCTTTTCCTTCACTGTCCTCGACCTGGTGGCGGTAGAGTCTCACGCCGACCGTCTGACCGTCGAACGCGCCTGGATCGGCAAGGCGGCCCGGTACAACACGCTGGGCGTCCACAGTGACCGTGCGTCGTTTGCCCATGCCGATGAGACGAAGGCAAAGCTGCGTGCCATCAACCTGGGTAAGACATACTCCGTGGAGAGCAAGCTAAAACGTAGCGTCGCCACCAAAGGCCGCAAGAGAAACCCAGAGGCCACGGCGAAGACCGCAGAGTTCTGGACTGGCCGGAAGCACTCCGAAGAAGCTAAGGCCCGCATGAGCGCATCAGCAAAGGCACGGAAGAAGAGCAACGCACCGGGTTATTGGGCTGGCAGAACCAGACCGGCAGAAACCAAAGCAAAGATGACGGCATCGCAAACGGCTAGATGGGCGAAGATGCGGGAGACGGAGCAGACGCCGCAGTTGGCGCTGCCTCTCCGTTCATAGGCTGCGGGTTGGCACGGGCCTGCAACTCACCTTGTAACTGGGCATGGCCGTATAGAATTGGCTCCAGCTTCTGGTCCAACATATCGCTTACCAACTGCCTGACCACTAATTGTAGGCTCATCGGGTCAATCTGACCGACAGCCTTCAAACGGTCTGTTTCTGCGGCGTAATCCTTTATGACCAACTCGCTGGTCTTGTCCTTGTTCGCAGCTTGGAGTTCCGCCACCTGCTGTTTGAGGCCGGCAATTTCTTGGTCTGCTTTCCCTAGCAATTCGGATGCGTGTTGTTGCACCTCTTGCGCTTTTTGGGTGATGGCAAGCACCTGTGGATCAGGCCCTGACTTATACGGCGGCGGGAGGCCCCTCTTCAGTCTATCGGCTAACTCATCAGCACCAGGGAAGTCCGAGTTCTTAGCCCAAAAGTCCCCGACAATCTGAAAGGCCTGAGGATTCTGAGCCATAATTTGGGAAAATGCGTTTGCGGCCTCTTGTCGTTGTGTCCCATATGAGGGACCGACATCGGCTTCAACGTCGTAAGCTCCGACGTTCGGATTGAACACAACGGTCGGATCGGGTCGATCTGGGTCTTCTGTTTCCTTCTGCGCCTGCCCTTGCGTAATCTCGCCGGCTCCCCCATCCGGTTGTTGACCAACGAACTGATGCGCCTCTGGGGCGTCGGGTGCGACCACGACCTTGCTCTCGCTGCCATCCTCGCCGAGCGTCATCACCACACGCTGCACGTCGTAAATCTTGGGAATCAGATCGAGCAGAATGCGGCCGATCTGGCGAATGCCCTTCGCCTGGTTGTCGATGTAGTGGTAGGTCGCGGTATCGCCCTGGCGCTGGCGCTGCTGGATTGCGACGCCGCTGCGCTCGTTGCCCGGCATGCCCAATTCGGACTGGTACTGGCCTGTCACCGACATGAGGTCTTGGCGCGCGAGGGTCATGCCCTGGATATAGGCCGACGCCATCTGCGGCGGATCGGTGCGCTGCGGCGGCGGGATCGGTGTCTTTCCGTCCTCTCCGAAGCCATTGTAAATCAGGACCGACCAGTTTTTGGTGTTGGCGGTCGTCCACTGTGGCTCATGGCCCTGTACGGCTTCCGCTACGGCGACATACGGCGTCTTGGTCTGCAGCGCGACCTGTTCCACCGCAGCGCTGGCCCAGTAGTTGTAGATACGCTGTGCGTCGATCTGGCTGCGGGTATGGCCCTTGCGGTCCATCTCGTTGTCGATCACCGTTTCCTCGCCGATGAATGGCACCAGCGGAATGTATTTACCCGGCCACTCGCGCCGGTCGATGATGCTGTCGCCGGCAATCGTGAACCACTCGATCTCCGGTTCCGCCACCTCGCGGGTCTTCTCTATCCGCGGCTCGATCTGGTCGCGCAGTTCGTCGGGTATCTCGTCGTCCCGCACCACGGTGCCGTCGTCCAGCCGGTGGATTTTCGCGTTGCGAACATTGCGGCGCCAGTACTCGGCCACCCGCACATGATCCTTGTCGTTCCAACCGTCTGTCTTGTCGAACGTAGCCGGCGCGGGGCTGTCCTCCTTGCCGTATTCCTCCTCGTAGCGGTCGCGCGGCCGGTCATCGAACACGAACGCGAAATTCATGTCGGCCTTGTCGTAGTCCTTGGCGTCCGGGTCGAGGTAGACGGTGAACGGGTCCGCGATACGGCGCACGAACAGATCAAGGTCGAAGCTCTCTTCGTCCACATACCCCGTCTCGACGCGGCAGTAGCCCATCCCGCTTTCGACCTGGTGGTAGATCGCCGTGCTGTAGGCA